CGGCGCCGGCTTCGCTGCCGACCTCAAGAAATACGACGCCGCTGCCCGCCTTGGGTGGCGCGTCTACCGCTGCGACCCCGCCATGATCAAGAGCGGGCGCGCGATCGAGACAATCCGAATTCTGATGCAGCAGGGGGAGGCAGCCTAATGGCCGCACGCAAGCACGACGACGAGACAATCAAGGCCGCGCTGGCGGGCCGTACTGTGGCAGAGGCTGCGCAGATCCTCGGGCTGCACGAGCGAAACGTCTACACCCACAAGGCGCGCCTGGCTCGCCAAGGGTGGAGCCCGGAGCACGACATGACCAAGAGCGTGCCCGATGGCTTCCGCCTCAAGGGTACGTCGACCCTGTACGACGAAGACGGCAAGCCGAAACTCCAGTGGGTCAAGACCACGATCGACCAAGAGCGGCAGGCTGAGCTGATCCGTGAAGCGTGTCAGGCGATGTCCGAAGATCTGCCGCAGGTCGAGCCACGCAAGGCCGGCAATAGCTACCTGTCTCACCTGCTGGCCGCGTACCCGATCGGCGACGCCCATATCGGAATGCGGGCCTGGGGCGAGGAAACGCAGGGCAGCGATTGGGATCTGTCGATTGCCGAGCGCGTCCAGTGTGGCGCCATGGCTGCACTCGTCGATATGGCGCCGGCCTGCGAGCAAGCGCTGATCATCAACTGCGGCGACTGGTTCCATGCCGACAACATGGAAGGCACCACGAGCCGGTCCGGCCACATCCTGGACGTAGACGGCCGCTACGCGAAGATGATCCGCGTTGGCGTGAAGGTGATGAGGCAGTGCATCGAGTCCGCACTGATGAAGCACGCCCGGGTGCGCGTCTGCAACGTCATTGGCAACCACGACGACACCGGGGCTATCTGGCTGAGCATCGCCTTGAGCCACATCTACGCCAATGAGCCGCGCGTGACGATCGACACCTCGCCAGCGCCGTTCATGTACCACGAGCACGGCAAGGTGCTGATCGGGATGCACCACGGCCACTCCTGCAAGCCTGACCGCCTCCCCGGCGTCATGGCAACCGATCAGGCGCAGGCCTGGGGCCGCACCGAGTTCCGCTACTGGTACATCGGCCACGTCCATCACCAGAGCGTCAAGGAGTACAGCGGCGTTACCGTCGAGTCCTTCAACACCCTGACCGCCAAGGATGCCTACTCCGCATGGGGCGGCTACCGGGCTCAGCAGAACATGAAGTGCATCATTCATCACGCGGAGTTCGGCGAGGTCGGCCGGCACACGGTGAATCCGAACATGCTCAAGGGGGAAGCAGCATGAAGAGCGCCGAAGAGCTTTTGACCCAATGGGGCATCTGGGTATGGCAGAAGACAGGCGTGCCCCGGTACGTCTCCCCGATGCTGGCCATCATGCGCGACAACGTGCCCAGCACCCATGCGCCAGATGCTGCGATCACCGATGAAGAGGCGGAGACGGTATCGGCTGTAGTGGCTCGCCTGCAGCAGCGCTATCCGGAAGCGTCGGAGGCTGTGCACCTGTACTACTGCCACAACCGCACCATGGAGCAGATCGGCAAGCAGCTTGGCAAATCACGCCACCAGGTGAAGGACATGCTGAGCCGAGTACACGGCTATGTTGAGTCGGAATTTGATCGACGAATGGCGGCTTAATTTACATGTCGTGCCTGTTGACGTGTTAACGCCGATCTGGCAATCTGGCACAAATTGCGGTTTTACCGCTTCAGAAGAGCCCGGCCAATGAGTCGGGCTTTTTTGTGTCCCAGTTTCGGGCGCTAACGGCCGTTTGAATGGCTCGCCACCATGCGCCCAACCCTCTTCCGGCCCCATGCCTGCCTCCTTGCTCATAGGCGGATCGCACGTGCATGTGAGGCCGGACAAAACACCAACGAGACTCCACTATGACCGACGGCCATGAGGGCAGGACAGTGCATGAGCGAGTCGGCGCCTTGGAGCAAGAGGCGGCCGTCACGCGGCATCGCCTGGACAGATTCGACCGGGACCACGCGCAGTCACCCAACCGCCTGACCAAGCTCGAGCAGCAGTTCGAGCACATGACCCGCCAGCTCACCGCAATCGGAGAGAGCCAGGACGAGGTAGCAGGGAAGGTGGACACACTGAGCAACAAGCTCACCTATGGGATTGGCGCCGGCGTGGTGCTGGTTGCCGTGTTCGACAAGCTGTGGCCGTTCCTGGCCAAGGGGTTCGGCGCATGAACCTGATCCCCGAATGGCGCAAGTGCTGGCGTCTCACCAGTGTGCAGCTCGCCATCATCACCGCAGTGCTCAACGCGGCAGCCGGTGCATGGGTAGCGTTCGAAGGCCACATCAGCCCCGTCGCATGGGCCAGCGTCAACATGGCCCTCGGCGTGGCAATGGCTATCGCCCGTGTGGTGTCGCAGCCGAGGGTGGCTGGAAAGGAGTAAGCCGTGCTCCTGCTGAATCTGATTCTGGCCTGGCTGTATCGGCTGAGGCCTCGACCTATTGAGTATCCCCAGGCGGCTGATGTTGAGCCATACCACGAGCAACCCCTAGACCATCGGAACCGCACCCATAAGGCGGGCGTATGGACCTGATGCCTGGGAATTGAATCTGAAGGGCTGGCTGGCAAATCCGGTCAGCCCGATCTCGTGAGCGGATTCGCTGAGTACGTTGACGAGGTTCGCATGAAACGCCCCCTCGCCATCCTGATCATCCTGTACCTCACAGCATGCGTATGCCTGATGGTGGGGATGGAGGCGTGGAAGGTGGCGAGAAAGGAGTGGAAGTGCCGCACGCGGCGGCACATGCGGAACGCGCGGATCAGCGGACAGTGAGAGCTTCCTGGATCTGGTCTGCGTACTTCGACAGGTTCTGCATCTCATTCTCCAGGTGCACATCGCCTGCCGAGACTCTTGCTGCAATGAGTTCCATTGCCGCAGCTACTGCATGGGCTCGTTTCGATCCGGGCGCCGTGCCGGCTTCGGGGCGCGCTGAGAGGGCTGAGTTGTTCAGTGTTTCGGACATCGCGAATGGTCCACATTGGTTGTGGCGGGAGGAGAACAGTAGCTGCAAAGCTGGCTGTCAACAATTGACTAGGCGCAACCTAAGCAGCACGAGAGTTGATAGCGATGCCTGTTCGACCGTCTCGCCTATGCATGGAGCCAGGATGTAAGAAGCCCTCCGTGACTGGCTCGCATCGCTGCCAGTTCCACAAGGTAGAGGCGAGCGAACGCAAGGCTGAAGTCCGCAAGGAACTCCATCGCAAGTACAACCAGCGACGAGATGAGTCCGACAGCTTCTACAAGACTGAGCGATGGAAGAAGCTGAGCGCTTACTACCGCAAGCATCACCCTGTGTGTGAGTGCTGCAATGGCGCAGCAAGCGACATCACCGACCACATCAAGCCATACAAGACTCACCCGGAGCTTGGTCTTGACTGGGATAACCTCCGAGCCTTGTGCCGGTCCTGCCACAACCGAATCGGCGAGCGCGTAGGACTCAAGGCGGGTTCCAGCGGCCGTTGGTAGGGTAGGGGAGGGCGGGTTGAAAGTCTGGCAAAAATCCGTTCCCGAACGACGGGGGGAGCCAAATTTTCACACCGTCAAAATTCACATTCCAAAATTTGAGGTAGCGACATGGCCCGAAAGCCAACCGCTCCGCACCTCAAGGTCCTGCAGGGCACAAGCCGACCGGATCGCGAAGTGCCGGACGCCCCTGAATACGATTTGATCGAAGAGTTTCCCGAGGCGCCAATCCACCTGAACCCGGACGGCGCCGAGATGTGGAATCGCCTAGGGCCGCAACTGGTCGCTGCGCGCGTCCTGCAGGTTGTCGACCTGTTCTCTCTGGAGCAGCTGTGTTTTTCCTGGCAGCGGTTCCGTATGAAGGCCAAAGCCGGGATGGAGATGACCGCCGCGGAAGATACGGCGCTTAAGGCGCTGTTCTCTGAATTTGGCATGACCCCGGCCAGCCGCCGCAAAGTTGCTTCTGGTGGAGAGAAGCCGGCTGGAAACAAGTTCGCGTCCAACGGAAGACCACAGAAGGCATAGCGCTATGGCAAACGGTCGCGATTACGTGAAGATCGCGACCGACTACGCCAAGGGCGCGATTGCTGACAAGAAGCGCAAGAAACACGGCAAGCTGATTCGCCAGGCCGCCCAGCGATTCCTTGATGACCTGAAACGTGCCAAGCGAAAAGACTGCCCGTTCATATTCGATCCATGGCACGCAAACGATCCATGCGACTTCATTGAGAAGCTGCCGCACGTCGAAGGGAAGTGGGACAAGCCAGAAATCGTGATGCACCCGTCACACGTTTTTTTCGTGGTGCAGCTGTTCGGCTTTCGAAAGCGTGAAGGGGCAGAAATAGAGGGTTGGGGTTATTTCCGGCCGCGCCGCTTCACATCGGCGCTGTTTGCTGTCGCTCGGAAGAACGCGAAGTCCACGCTTTCATCCGGGATTCTCCTGTACTGCCAGTGCTGCGAGCCAGAAGAGGGCGCGCAGGTAATCAGTGCTGCGACTACGTTCCCGCAGGCATCGATCATCTTCAACACCGCTAAGCGGATGGTTGAGAAGACCGCAGACTTGCGGGAGGCCTTTGGGCTTGAGGTATGGGCGAAGGCGATCAGTCGCGCAGAAACCGGCGCAACCTTCAAGCCAATCCATGCCAAGGCATCGACGCAGGACGGTTTGAACCCATCACACGTGGGCCTGGATGAGATCCATGCTCACAAGAGCGCCGATCTGCTCAACGTTCTGACGTCGGCCGCAGGTGCGCGCAGCAACCCGCTTTGGCTCTATACAACGACCGAGGGCTATACGAACCCTGGTCCTTGGGCAGAGCTTCGGATGTTCGCCAAAAAGCTGCTGGCTGGCCTGTTCGGCACCACTGCTGACCATTTCCTCGTGGTGTTCTACGCGGTTGATGAGGAGGACAAGTCGGCAGGCATCAAGGCGGATGAAGAATTTGACGAAAAGGTCTGGATCAAGGCCAATCCGCTGATGGACGTCAATCCGCACCTCATGGCGGCTATCCGCAAAGAGGCGGTAGAGGCGAAGCAGATGCCCTCAAAGCTGGCCGAGTTTCGTATCAAGCGACTCAATCGGCCGGCATCAACCGCTGATGGCTGGATTGACCTTACCAAATGGCAAGCCTGCGGCGGGCCAGTCGACCTTGAATGGCTGCGTGGCTATCCATGCTGGGGTGGTCTTGACCTCGCTAGCACGGCGGACATGTGCTCCTTCCGTTTGGTCTGGCTGGTTGACGGGGTTTACTACACCTACGGCTGGCGCTGGGCGCCAGAAAGCGCCGTCGCCTACCGGACTGAGCGTGGCACTGTTCCCTATCAGTCATGGGTCGAGTCTGGGCTGCTCAAGCAGACAGAGGGCAACGTCACCGACTACGGCGTCATCGAGAAAGACGTTTGCGCAATCTGCCAGGACTTCAACGTCCAGCTCATTGCCTATGACCGATGGAACGCAAGCGACCTGGTTAACCGGCTGGTCGAGGCGGAACTGCCAATGGTCGAATTCATCCAGGGGCCGCGTTCCTATCATCCTGCTATGCAGACGCTTGAGCGCGCCTACATCTCCGGGAATCTCGCTCACGGCGGCGACCAGATACTGAATTGGTGCGCCTCAAACTTGATTGCCCGGCGTGATGACAACCTGAACATGGCCCCAGACAAGAAGCGCAGCGCCGACAAGATCGATGACATGGCAGCGCTGTTGATGGCGATCGGGGTTTCTACTGTCGAAACCGAACAATCGGATGACGACGACTTCATGAACGCAATACGGGATCCACTGATCGCATGAGCGCACTGACTGCATTTCTGCTGGCATCGCTGGCTGGCTTCGGCCTGCTGTGCGCGGGCGTATGGATGCTGGCCGGCACCGCTTGGGCGTTGATCGCCGGATCTTGTTCCATGTTCTGTATTGCTGGGTTTATCCGGAGGGGGATGACAGATGAATAAGTCCCTTCTGCGGACGATTTCCAGGTCCGCTAGCAAGCCTTCTGCAGGTTTGAGCGACTGGCTCGGGAAAACGATCCGGTTGTCCGACGGGGCCTTCTGGGGCCAGTTTATCGGTGGGCAGTCCAGTTCAGGTAAAAGCGTCAGCGTTGATACTGCGATGCGGGTCTCGGCGGTGTGGGCTTGCGTGCGGCTAATTGCCGAAACCATTGCAACGCTGCCTCTTGGCCTGTACCGGCGCCTTCCAGACGGAAGTCGCGAGATGGACACTAGCCACCCGCTCTACAGCGTTCTGGCGGTTTCCCCTAACGAACACATGAGCCCGGTTCAGTTCTGGGAGGCGATGCTTGCGAGCATGCTTCTGCGGGGAAATGCGTTCGCGCAGATTCATCGGTCTGCTGGCCGGGTGGTCGCGCTGAGCTTCTTGCTCCCGCACCGTATGCGGTTAGTCACTGAGAACGGAAGCATCCGTTACTTCTACAGCTTCAGCGATGGAGAGCGTGAGCTTCAATCCAGCGAGGTTCTTCACATCCCGGCGTTCTCGCTTGACGGACGAATCGGGCTGTCCCCGATCAGCTATGGCGCCGACATCATCGGATCGGCAATTTCGGCCGACGATGCAGCGAACGGGACCTTCAAGAACGGCATGATGCCGACGGTAGCCTTCAAGGTTGACCGGGTACTCAAGCCGGAGCAACGAGACGAGTTCCGCAAATACGTAGAGACGGTGAGCGGCGCCATGAACGCCGGCAAGTCTCCGGTCCTTGAGGCTGGGGTGACGCCGGAGTCGATTGGCATCAATCCGGCCGACGCGCAATTGCTGGAGACGAGAAGCTGGAGCGTTGAGGAGGTTTGCCGGTTCTTCCGTGTTCCGCCTTGGATGGTCGGGCACACCGAGAAGAACACGAGCTGGGGCTCCGGCCTTGAGCAGCAGGTCATTGGCTTCCTGACGTTCTCCCTAAGTACCTGGTTGCGCCGCATCGAGAAGGCCGTACTCAAGCAGCTGATGTCGCCAGGTGAAAGGCTTACGCACTACGCGGAGTTCGCCCTAGAAGGCCTGTTGCGAGCCGATAGCGCCGCGCGCGCTTCGTTCTACAGCACGATGGTCCAGAACGGCATCTACACCCGCGACGATTGCCGCGTCCGTGAAAACCTGCCGCGCCGCGGTGGTAACGCCGACGTGCTGACGGCGCAGACAAACCTCGCACCACTCGACGCACTGGGGCAATCCAGCGACGGCCAGGCCGCACGCGCAGCCCTGCAGAACTGGCTAACCGCCGATCTCCCCAAGGAGTAATCCATGCAACTCAAAATCCAGGCTCGCGGCCTTCGCAGCGAGTTAAGCCCGCGTGCGCTCGAAAAGTGGAATCCGGCTATCCAGGCCGCAGTAGAAAGCACCTCTGACACCATCACGATCTATGGCGTGATCGGTGAGGACTGGTACGGCGATGGCGTGACCGTGAATCGGATTGACGCCGCCTTGCGCGCTATCGGTGAGCGAGACGTGACCGTCTACATCAATTCGCCTGGCGGCGACATGTTCGAGGGGATCGCCATCTACAACCGACTGCGCGAGCACACCCACAAGGTAACAACCAAGGTGCTCGGCATGGCCGCCAGCGCGGCATCGATCATCTATCTCGCTGGATCCGAGCGGCAGGTCGCTAGCAGCGCCTTCCTGATGATCCACAACTGCTGGACGGTGGTCGCCGGAAACCGCCACTACCTGCGCGACGTCGCCGACGACATGCAGGAATTCGACGCTGCCATGGCCGACCTGTACGCCGAAACGAGCGGGCAGGCAGTAGCGGACATGGCCGAGATGATGGATGACGAGACGTTCATCCGCGGCAAGCGCGCCGTCGAGCTTGGCTTGGCTACCGGACTGCTTTCTGCCGACGAGGTTGCTGAGCGCGATACCGAAGAGAGCCGGCAGAACAACGCGCTCAAAGCGATGGACGTGGCCCTTGCAAAGGCCGGGATGCCGAGGTCCGAGCGGCGCGAACTCTTCGCCAGTTTCAAGTCCAGCATGCCTCGCGCTGCTGGCGGGAGCACGCATAACGCTGCTCCGACCGACAAGCAGAACGCTGTCGCGCCTGACCTAACCGCGTCACTGAGCGCGGCAACCACTCTTCTCCAAACTCTGAAAGGTAACTGACCATGGACTTTGAAGCCCAGGTAAAAGAACTCAACTCCAGCCTGAAAGGCATCGGCGACCAGATCAAGGCCCAAGCCGAGGCCTCCCAGAAAGAAATCGCCCGCACCGGCGAAATGCATGCGGAAACCCGTGCCAAGGTCGACGAACTGCTGAGCAAGCAGGGCGAATTGTCGGCGCGCCTGCAGGAGACTGAGCAGAAGCTGGTCAGCGCCAGCAACGGTGGCCGCAATCAGGCTGAGCGGCAGAAGTCTGCCGGTGAACTGGTAGTCGGCAGCGACCAGATGGAAGGCGTCAACGCATCCTTCCGTGGCTCCCGTCGCGTGTCTGTTCCTCGTGCCGCCATTACCTCCGCCCCGGCATCGGGTGGCGCCTTGGTCGGCGCTGACCGTCGTCCTGAGATCATCATGCCGCCGGAGCGTCGCCTGACCATCCGCGACCTGATCGCGCCCGGGACCACCGATAGCAACGCCATCGAGTACGTCCGCGAAACCGGCTTCACCAACAACGCCGCCGCGGTGGCTGAAGGCGGCGCCAAGCCTTATTCGGAACTGGTATTCGAGCTGGTCAACGCGCCGGTACGCACCCTGGCTCACCTGTTCAAGGCAAGCCGCCAGATCCTCGACGACTCGTCCGCGCTGCAGAGCTACATCGATGCCCGCGCGCGCTACGGCCTGCTCACCGTCGAGGAGCAGCAGCTCCTGTACGGAAACGGCACTGGCGCGAACCTGCAGGGCCTGATGACTCTGGCAGAGACCTATGCGGCTCCTGGCGGAATCGTGGTGACCGGCGAGCAGCGCATCGACCGTCTGCGCCTGGCGCTGCTGCAGGCTGAACTCTCCGAGTTCCCGGCTGACGGTATCGTCCTGAACCCGATCGACTGGGCTGCCATCGAGCTGACCAAGGACGGCGAAGGTCGCTACATCGTCGGTCAGCCGCAGGAAGGCACCGCTGCCCGCCTGTGGAATCGTCCGGTCGTGGCTACTCAGGCCATGCAGCAGGACGAGTTCCTGACCGGTGCGTTCCGCCTCGGCGCCCAGATCTTCGACCGGATGGACGTCGAAATCCTGATCTCCACCGAGAACGACAAGGACTTCGAGAACAACATGGTGACCATCCGCGCCGAAGAGCGCTTGGCGTTCGCTGTGTATCGCCCGGAAGCCTTCGTGACTGGCGCTCTGACCGTCACTCCGTAAGCTACCAGAGGCGCCCCGCTTGGGGCGCCTTTCAGGAGGATGATTCATGGCCAGACCAAGAAAAGCCGCGCCTGTGGCTGACTCTTCCAGTGAAACGGCTAAAGCCGTTGACAGCTCCGAGACAAATCCCTCGGAGGTCACCATCTACCCGCTGCGCTCCTACATGGATGCCGGCGAGATCAAACGCCGCGGCGGGCCAGGTTATACGGTCCCGAAGCGACACGCCGACGCCCTGATTGCTCAGCGCGTGGCAAGCACCACGAAGCCTGACAGCGACAAGTAGGAGCCATCCAATGCCAATGCCGACTCTCGCAGACCTGAAAACGCACCTGCGTATTCGGCACGCGCATGAGGATGAAGACCTGCAGATGAAGCTGGATGCCGCGACTGACCATGCGGGCCAGTTCATCGGGCGCCCAATTCCGTGGGTCGATGATGAAGGCGCTCCGGTCGACGTTCCGCATAGCGTGCGGCTGGCGATCCTGATCATCGCTGCAGAGCTGTACGCCAACCGTGAGGAGAGCGTCGTGGGAACGATCTACTCGAAGATTCCCAAAGCGGAAAACATGCTGCACTTCTACCGCGTGGGGCTTGGGGTATGAGAGCCGGTCGACTTGATACGCCGGCCGACCTGCTGAGGCTGGACGCGGATGCGCGCCCATGTGTTGTGGATTGGCTCTGGATCGGCATCAGAGCGAAGGACTCCGGCGACGTCCAAGCGCCATCGGGCTTGCGCAATCCTGGCAAGGTGGAAGTTCGGGCATGGTGGGATGACCGCCTGCAGATCGGACGATATCTCCGCGCAGATGGCCGGCTGCTGCTGATCGATAGCGTGCGTGACGTAACTGGAGCGCGCGCAGAGGCGGTGGTCACATGCAGTGAGCTGATCGGATCACCTGCCAAATACCGGCCTGCCGAAGGCTTGCCAGTGGATTGCCGTGTGCATGTCACGCATGAGGCCCCATATCGCGACGAGCTGGGCCAGGTCACCGACTACCGAACACGAATTCAGGTCGCGCTGATTGAAGTGGGTCGCCCGCAGGTGGATGACCAGATCATCGTGGAAGGAGCCAGGCACACCGTCATCGCATACGCAGATGAGACCGATGATGGCGTGGTCCGCGGGCTGTGGGTGGAGAAGGCCTGATGCAGGTATCGATCAAAGTGTCAGGCCTGGAGCTGGCGCAAGCAAGGCTCGCCGAAGTGAACCGAAAGATTGACCCGGTCCTTCGCGGCGCGTTGAACACGACCGCGAACAAGGCCCGCACCGTGCGCTACGTGAACCCTCTACGCGGCTCGCGGATGCCTGTCTTTAGTCGTCGAGCGCTGCGCGTCAAGCGGGCGCGTGGACGGCTCACCAACGCCCGGATCATTCCGTCTAGCTCAGGCGTTCCAGTAACCCGTTATCTCGGCTGGGGCTACAGCAAGATCAGCGCGACTCGAGCCCGTATCTGGGTCAAGGGTCCGAAAGGGCACAAGGTTGCCGCTGGCTTCGTGAACCCGTCCAGCTTCAGCCGAATGCCCTGGAGCACGCGCATCAAGGTGCGTGGCGCCCCGAAGGGCTTCTTGTCGCCAGCGCTTGGCCCATCGGTGGCGTACTGGTTCAAGCAACTCACCGATGGCCAGACGATCCGCTGGACGAACATCTTCCTGCAACAGGAGTTCGAGAAGCGGATCAGGCGAGAGATTGCAAAGGGGGCACGATGACCAGAGGTACAGAGCTTTCTGCCGAGATCCTGAAGCGCCTCGAGGCAATCAGTCCCGCCAATGACTACCACACCAAAGTCGAGCGCGTTTATGGCTTTGGAGAGCGCAAGCCAGATAAGGCGCCAATGCCTTACATCCTGGCCCGCATTGCGAGCGACGAACTGGAAGAAACGGCGGGAACAACGGCTTCGCGGGCGGCGCGCTATGAGATCGAGGGCGTCATGCCAAGGTCCTCGTCATTGCAGGATCTCCAACTGCTGCATCACGACATTTTGAAGACCCTTGGCACTGGCCAGCTTCCGCACGTTCGGCCGCTCAAGAGTGGCTGGCCTTTTGAAGAGGCCGCCGAGTATGAGCCAGACATTGAGGGCAGCACGACGCGCAGCGTAACCAGCTCGATAACCATCCGGTATGTCGAGAAATACTGACCAGAACACCAACCCATCAACCCGCCATGAGCGGGTTTTTTTTCGCCTGGAGAAAACTCGCATGGCCAACTACGCATACATGGGCAAGGGCATCGTAAGCCTCACGCCGGAAGGTGGCGGCACCGCCGTCGACGTGGGCAACGTGTCCGCGCTCAACTTCAACATCAACGAGAACATCATCAAGCTGCCGAACTACCGGACGGCAGGCGGCGGCACCTATGCCCAGGTGAACCGCATCGAGTCGGTCGAATTCACGGCAACGCTGCACGACCTGAGCCCGGAGAACCTGGCGATGGTTCTGTTCGGCACCGTGACCGAGGATGTACCGAACAGCAAGGCGACCATCGAGGCCCTGACCACTGGCGCGCAGACGTTCCAGATGGTCTTCGCCGGCGTGAACGAGGCGGCCACCGGCAAAACCGTGACCGTAACCGTGCACCGCGCCAAGATCGGTGCCGCTCAGGGCCTGGGTTTCATTGGTGATGAGTTCGCCGCGCTGGAGATCACCGGCGAGGTGCTGATCGACACCAGCATCGTCGGTGCCGGCCTGTCTCAGTTCTTCAAGATCGAGATGGACACCATCGCCTAACGGTATTGACCGCATCGGCGAGTCACATAGCGTTGGGCTTAGGCCATAAAGCAAAACCCCCGGAGCCGGCCAGCTCGCGGGGGTTTTTGTTTCCACCACATATCGCATCTATGGGGCAGAACATTGATCAATTATAGGCCCAAACACCGGGTCAAGGTAGATGGTGCTATGAGTCAAGAAGGCGCTGATCTTGTTGGAAAGCGGTTGGCGAATGCAGCCATGGTTGCTGCGCTCTTGTTCGGAGCTGCTGCTGTCATTGCGGCTGTCGGAACGCTCGTTGCGTAGCGCCCAAGTCCAAGCCCATCGGATCGGTGGGCTTGGCGCTGGCGTTTTGCTAGAGTTCTCCTGCACATGGAGGATTCAATATGCAACGCTATTTTCTTGGAATTGCGCTGGCCGCCGTATTTTCGGCTGAGGCCAGTGCTGCCGCCATCTTCAAATGCGTGGACGCTAACGGGAAAGTGACGTTCACGCAGAACCAGAACTGTCCGGAGAACTCCGGTCTCGATGATGTGGTGCGCGCGCACAACCCGACCATTAGCGGATCAAGTGCCCCCGTACAAATGGCCACGCCAGCCGCTTCGGCCTATTCACCGGTCCAGCGCACGCAGGCGCCTAGCAAAGGCGTTGCCGTAGTGGGGGGAAGCGCTGCGAGGCCAGGGTGCGACACGGGGTTGTCTGACAGAGACCTGCGCACCGCGAAAGTACGCGGCGAGATCGTACCGGGTATGTCTCGCAAGGATGTAGAGAGCATGTACGGCCAGGTGAATCGCAACGGCAGCGCCCGAGGCGCTGGAGGCAGCACGTACTGGAACGACAAGAACCTCGACATGACGCATGTCAGCTACGATTCATCAGGCTGCGTCCGGTCCAGCTATCAATCCGGCCACCGAAACTGATCGGCTGGCCCATCAACAAACCCGCTTCGGCGGGTTTTTTATTGCCCGGAGTTTTGCATGAGCGATCTGAAAATCCTGTTTCCCGAGCCAGTCACCGTCGAGGTGATGGGGCGCGACGTGCAGATTCTTCCGGTGAAGCTGCGCCACTTCGAGCGCTACGGCAAATCGGCCGGCGCCCTGGTCGAGCTGTTCAGCCAAGCCAGCGTGCAGCAAATCAACCGCTATGCCGCCACGCATAGCCGCGAGCTGCGCCAGGTGCTGCTGGCCACGACCAGCGTCAAGCGCTGGCAGTTGTGGTTCCTGCCCGCGACTGTTTCCGTGCAACTGCTCGTCGAAGTGGTGCGGGTGAACTCAAGTTTTTTCGGCGACGCCCTGCCGGCAATGGTCAGGGCGCTGAATGGAGCTCCGTTGTCCAACGGCTGATCGCGGCAGGCCACGCGCTGGGCGATGTGCAGGACTACAGCCTGCCGCAGATCGAGGCATTCCTCGCAGCCGTTGATGCCGAGGACCGTGCCGCCAACCGGGTGGCGCTCATCGCCGCTCGTGCGGCAAATGCCAAGCCCGAAGACTTCAAACGCTTACTCAAGGATTTCGCCTGATGGCTAAGGTCAAGACCCAGCTGGTCATCGACGGCAAGAACAACTCAAAGAAGGCGTTCGATGAGGTCAACAGCCAGCTCAACAGCATGAACAAGCAGCTGGCAACGGCCGGCAAGGCGCTGGTCGGTGTTTTCTCCGTGTCTGCGCTGACCGGCGCCGTGCGCGGTATCGCCAATGCGGCCGACAGCTACAACCTGATGAACGCTCGCCTGAAGCTGGCGACCGAATCGCAGGAAGAGTTCAACACCGCGCAGTCCGAGCTGCGCCGCATTGCACAGGCAACGCAGTCACCGCTGGAATCGCTGGCGACGCTGTACCAGCGCATCAGCCGGCCGCTGAAAGAGGCGGGGCGCAGCCAGGCCGACATTCTCAAGGTGACCGAGGCTGTCGCCACCTCGTTCCGCGTCTCCGGCGCCAGCGCTCAGGAGGCCGAGAACGGCGTGATCCAGTTCGCCCAGGCATTGGGCTCTGGCGCGCTGCGAGGTGATGAGTTCAACTCCGTGGCCGAGCAGGCTCCGCGCCTGATGCAGGCGCTGGCGGATTCGCTGAACGTGCCGGTTGGCGCGCTCAAGGAGATGGCGTCGCAGGGGCTGCTGACGGCGGACGTGGTGACCACTGCGCTGGTCGAGCAGCTCGGCACGCTGCGATCCGAAGCTGAATCGCTGCCAGCCACGGTTGGCGGAGCCATGACGGAGCTGTCCGACAAGTGGAACGAAGCAATCGGTCAGGCCGATGTGCAGCCGCTTATCGACGCAATCAACAGCCTCGGCGAGACGCTTGGCGACCCGGTCGTCATTGATAATCTGGTTCGACTGGCATCTGCGCTGGCAACGCTCGCCGGCACCGCTGTAGATGGTGCGTCCGAGTTTGTCGATCTGGGCAAGCGGATCGGTTTCGTTGCCGCGAATGCGGCTGGCATGGTCACCGAGCTGGATCAGGTCGATCAGGAAATCGCTGATATCGACCGCAGCCTCTCCGGCACAGGGCTAAACACCACGCTGGCTGGCATGTGGTTCAGCGAAGAGGAGCTGAAGGCCAAGCGCGAGGCGCTGGTGGCCTTTCGCAACGCCATCGTCGAGCAGCAGACAGGCATGAATGCCGAACTGAGCGCGGCGGCAGCCACAGCCGCGACACAGGCCGAAGCGGAGCGACAGCAGGAAATCAGCGCCCGCAACAAGTACATCGCTGACCTGAAAACCCAGCAGGAGCGCATGGTTTCCGCCGCAGAGCAGGCCGGCAAGGACTTGGTTGCTGCCGAGAAGAAAGCGAACGGAGAGCTGCAGAAGGCTCGCGACGAGCGAATCAAGATCGAGCAGCGCTACCAGGAAGCGCTTGCCGGAATGAACTCTGGCGGCGAGGCCTCCTATGGGGCGGCTCAGTCGCTGAAGGTAGGCGCTCGGCAGGCGCTACAGGCCGGTGACGTGGAGGGCGCGCAGGCACAGGCGCAGGCCGCGCTGAGGATGCTGGAAGAACTCCGCGCCGCAGGTGCCAACACCTACGGATTCGAGGGCTTCATCGGCGAACTGCGCGACATCGAACTGGCCGCAAACGACATCGAGAAGAGCAACGCAGAGGCAAAGATTCAGTCAATCCGCGACGAGATGGCCGCGCTAAAGGAGCAGGCCGACAAGCTCAAGGATGCGCCGATCAGCTTCAAGATGGACGAGGAAAGCCTCAACGGCGTGCGAAGCCAGATCCAGCAGCTGGCCGAACAGCTCGGGCAGCAACTGGTGATTCCGGTCAAGGTTGCCGCCAGCGACTTTACCCAGCCCTATACGTTGCAAGACCCAGGCCCCGCGCCGAGTGGCTTCGCCACGGGCGGCTACATCAGCGGCCCCGGCACCGGAACCAGCGACAGCATCCCGGCCTACCTCTCGAACGGCGAGTACGTCGTTCGCGCGGCAGCGGTGAAGAAGCTCGGCAAGGGCTATCTGGACTGGATCAACCGTGGCCTGCACGTACCGCGCTTCGCCGACGGCGGCCTGGTCGGCGCTGTGTCCTCGATGCAGCCTCAGCAGGGGCGCGACCTCGGCCGGGTGGACCTCAACGTCGGCGGCGAGTCGTTCTCGTTCCTCGCCGAGCGCGACCAGTTCGACCGGGTACTGAGCCGCACAAAGGCCAAATTCGGCCGCACTCACGGATAACGGAGCCACCATGGCACAACCCACCATCATGCTCGGCGGCGTGCCGATCGTGCTGCACGCCGGTGCGCCGGAGGAAAGCATCGGCGCCATCGGCGGCTCTACCGTGCTGCGTATGAGCGACGGCGCCGGGGTGAAGATGCAGCACTGGCAGCGCTCGGCCGGCAGCATTTCCGGCTCCGGCTGGATGCCGCCAGGCCTCGCCGGGCTGGACTACTCGCAGCCGCTTGAGCTGCGCAGCACCAAGGTGCTGAGCCACGTTGGCGCCGGCACAGCCTTCACGCTACTCGGCACGCCTCGGCCGGATGTCGCGCCTTGGGCGCATGCGCTGGTCGGCGATCAGTGGGTGCGCACCGCCTGCACCTACGCCGACGGCGTGGTCACCGTCACCCCTGTGGCCGGCGCCACCCTGTACCAGGCCTGCTACATGCCGGTGTTCTCGGTGTTCGCCGAGCCGCCGAGCGAATCGCAGAGCGCCGGCACCGCCACGCACAGCTGGTCGATCAACTGGGAAGAAACCTAAATGCTCAACGCCGCACCGCTCAACAGCGCGCCGCTCAACAGTGCCGGCAGCGCTACGCAGGAGCCTGTCTATGTGGTGCGCGGGCAGGCGTTCACTTGGGCCCTGCGGCTGGTTGTGGACGGCGCCAACCTCACCGCGCAGCTCACCGGCACCGTCGAGGTTGATCGGGAAGAGGGCGCTGCGGCCGTTGCCTCGTTCGATCTCTACATCCCACCCGGGCAAACGGTCACGCCGCCGGCTTGGAAGGGCAAGGCCATCGCCCTGGATTACCTCAGCATCGCAGCGGGCGAGACAACCGAGGCGCGGCGCTTCACCGGCGCCATCAGCCAGGCCGACTGGAACCCTGTGCGGCGCATCCTCAGCTGCGAGTGTTCCGACCGCCTGCAACAGCGCGTCGAGGGCATGAGCGTCCCGGCCATCGATGCACTGGTGGGTGGCTACTGGTCTGTCGACCTGTTCGAGCCGGTCGAGGGGCGCAGCCATTGGGACTATGCGCTCGAGCGGCTCAGCTCGGTACCGGCCAGCCTCGACGGCTCGGTGACAGGCGAACTGCGGCTGACCAGCTGGTATGCCGCTGCGCCGCATTTCTTGTTCGGCCCCGGCACCACGCTCTACGAGACGGTAAAACTGCAGGAATCGAGCTTCGACAGCACCACCAACCGAATCCAGCTGGAGATCAACTACCGCTACAGCCGGCTCTGGCAGCTCACCGAAAACTACGGCTGGGAGCACCCGGACATCGACGGCCTATCGGGCGTCGGCGCGTTATGCGCCTGGCGCCCTTGGTCGACCGAGCTGCCGACCACCGAGATGATCGAGGAAGCCGCAGCGAACGGCGGCTACCAGCTGGTCGGCGAAATTGCCGGGACCAAGCTGCCGCTGTCCATGCCCAACCCCTGCGGGGACGGCAGCCCCTGGATCAACACGTTCGACAACCTCTGGCTGTCGGCGCAGTTCGCCGCCGGCTCGCGCTGGGTGCAGACCGTCACCGAGCAATACCGGCTGGTGCTGGCCACCGAGGCCGGGCAGGTTGAGGGGCAGCAGGTCGTGCAGCGCACGAGCTACAGCCTGAGCATTGAAACCGACCAGGCCGAGCAGTGGACCGAGTCGCCGCCGGATGCCACGGGCGACGTAACGACCGACCTCGCCGACGAGGCGCGGCGAGCCGCGGCCATCACCACGGCGCTGCACATCGCCCGCACGGACATCATCGCCGCGCACCGGGAAACCACCCTGAGCTGGCAGGTACCCACCTCGCTGGCGCTGGGCATCGACCTGGTGCACACGCTAAAGCTGAACGACCAGGGCGCGCACGCGATCGGTAAATGCCGGCGCATTGTCGATGCGTTCGATCTGGGCTCTGGCGTGGCCACCACCACGCTGAGCATTGCCGTAATGGCCGGCAGCACGACGGGAGATGCGCTCAGCCTGCCCGCACGGCCGGACACCACGCTGCCGCCGCTGGGGCAGATCGGCAGCAACCTGGCGCTGCCCACCCAGCTGGGCGGGCGGATCAACGACCCGCACACGGGCCAGCCGATCCCGCCGTATGACGACGCCGAGCCGGGTTTCTCCGGCAACTACGACACCAACGACTACCCGAGCGCCGAGACATTCCCGCGCCGGTTCGACCTGGACGCGCGCGAGATACCCGAGGCCTACCGCGACGAGCACGTGGCCACGGCCGAGCGCCTGTACCGGGTGGCAATCCCTAACGACACACTGGAGCTGTGATGGCCTACGTCAACAACTACTCGGAGCTGGTCGAACTGGCACCGGGCGTGACCACGCTCGCCCTGGCGTTGCCCGATGGCAGCTACCGGCTGACGCTGAGCGATGTCGCGGGCACCCGCTGGGAAATCGTCGACGCGGTGGTCGCCAGCGGCACCGCAACGCTCACGCGCGCGCAGGAGGGCACCACCGAGCAGGACTGGCCCACCGGCAGCCTGATCTACTGCGACGTGACAGCCGGCCAGCTGAATGACCTGCTCGCCCGGCTACAGGCGCTGGAAACGGCGCTGGGCACGCGCTCGGTGACGGTAACCGTATCGGCGAGCGAGACAGTCGCGGGGTTCTACCTGCTCGACGACGTGCGGCAGGGCAGCGTGGCGCCGACATCGATAGACGTGCCAGGTGTTGGCGCGACGGCGGTCGATACCCTCATGGCCTACGCTGGCGCCAACGAATTCACCGCGGCGCTGGAGGGCATGTTCGATCCGGCCGTGCTGGCCAGCATCGACGTGCAGGGCATCGGCGTGTTCCTGCTCGGCCAGGCCATCGACACATTTAGTGAAGACGGCTACACCGGCTGGACATGGTCCGCACCGAACGCCAGCGAATGGCTTAGCGGTGGCAGCCGGATTGTCACGTTCCGCTTCGCCTACTGAGGTGGCCAATGGCTTTAGGTGACGAACGCCGAGCCTCCGGGCAGGCAATGGAACAGGCCCGCCGCAATATCGGCCGCGCGAACGAGGCGGCGAGGCGCGCAGGCGGCGAGGCGATGGAAGCCTCGCGTCGTGGCCGGCAGGTAGTCGAGGACATCAACCGGCTGACCCGGCCGCAACCGGTTCGCCGCAGCCTGCCTACAATCGAGCCCGTCGGCGCACGCCCGGCCGCACGCGGGCGTGGCGTGTACACGCCGCCGCCCGCTACGCAGGGTGGCGGTGGCATCGCCGGGCCGCTGGTCGAGGTGTCCCGCACCTACGCGCCAGATCCCGAGTACATCGAAACCATTGACGGCAGCGGCTACTTCAAGGTGCGCCGCGTGGCATCCATCACCATGCTGGACGCCAACGACAATGAGGTCGTGTTCACCTACCTGCAGGCACCACCCACGATATGAGCTGCGAATCTCGCTGGGCCTCGCCTCTGCACATAGAGGCCGTGGACCCATACCCCTGGCACGGCCTGGTCTACCAGGTGCCGCCCGGCACTGGTCGCCCGACGATCCAGCCAAGCGGCGGGCGCGCCGCACGGCTGCTGCCCGCGCCGCCGTACTGGTACGACAACCCGGTGGGCTACGATCCGATGGTCAGCCCCTCGCTGTGGGATATCGGCCGGCCAGACCCGCCGCAGACAGAATGCCTGGTGTTGGCTGGCGCGGAGTCGCTAGGGCGCAGGCTGGTTTTCCATACCTCGACCATTGCCCGGCTTAATGGCGTTACCAGACGGTTCCGGATACAGTGGCTTAACAAAAGCAGCCTGCAGCTATACGAGCTGCTCGCGTCGTCCGAGAGCCTGGTGGCATCCACCTCGCTGAACATCGCGGACGTGGCGGCGGGAATCACCCAGGTCATCAACCCCTTGAGCGGCCAGCCTGTTGCCAGTGCCATGGCGCCGAGCCTCGTGGCGCTGGATAGGAACCTCGATGGTACGGCGTACCTGTACGGCCTGCAGGCCAGCTACTCAGCAACGAGTGGGCAGCCAGTCAGATTTCTGGTCGGCGTGATTGAGGTCTTGATCGGTGTGGCAACAGATGGCACGCCGACCATAGCCCGCCGGGTGGTGGCGAACATGCCCGCGGCGCTCGGGCAAACCAGCTACAGCCGCAGCTCCCAACGGCGTGCGGCTGCGATCGACCCCTCGACCGGCGCGCTCGAATTTACGGACATACCGGCTGACTACTCGACGGGGGCCGGCGCCTATCCATACCCGCATGTCGGCGCCTTCTCCGAGACGCGCGAGCGGTCTGAGCAGATCGTCGGTGCCTGGTACCAGTCCGACGGCACACCTGCGCTGGTGCGCCTGAAAACCCGTTACGAACGCACCGAGACCAGCGACCCCGATGGGAGCCATGGCGAGAAATTCGCGCCGGGCGACGAAACCTACAGCAAGCAGGTCTGGAGCGTTACCTGGCAAACGACGCGCACCACAAGCGCAACCCTATCCGTGGCCGGCCATACGGTGGAAGTCGCGTTGGACGACGTGCGCTCCCGCGTTGCTTCCATCCAGAGCACCGGTTTTACCCCGCCCTGGAGCGGGCAGATCGCCTACGTGGATGACGAAACGGTCGCCCAGGTGGGCGCCTGGCACAGCGACTCGGTGCGTACCGACCAGCCGGTGATCAGCGAATGGGCCTCCATCGTCAGCATCTCCGCGTCGGCCCCGCCCGATGGCGCCGTGGTCTATGCGCCCGATGAGGTGCAGTTCGGTTCGCACCTGGTAGTGCGCCTCGCCGCCACCCGGTGCGAGAAAACATTCGGCCTACGCATCGCGGCAGATGGCCAGATGCACATCAGCCCCGTCATCACGCCGGCCGGCGTGCACGGCGCGATGGCCGCCATCGCGCAGACCGCGTTCGGCTGGTCGCAGGCCGAGCTTTCCACCTACAACCCCATGACAGGCCAGACCGCACGCCAGGTCGATTACCCAGGCTGGCGCATTCAAGGCTGGTTATAGCCCGCCACTGCGCAGGCGTACTTTCATCAGGAGCCACCATGCAACCCGCACGACTGGATCTCTCGATCATCCAGGGCTCGACCCTGCGCGACACCCTGCGGCTGATGCAGCCGCGCTATGAATACCGGCCCATCACCGCCCTCGGCGGCTCGCCGCTGCGCCTGACCGTCGACCACGGCCTGCCGGGTAACTGGCTGGCCTGGGTGCAGGGCGTGAGCGGCATGCATGGCGTAAACCGATCGCCACAAACAGAGCGCCCGCACCGCGTCAGCGTCGTTGACGCCGCCACGCTGGAAATCAACGCACTCTCGGCGTTCGAGCTCAGCCCAAGCGGCGGCCAACTGATCTACAAACCGCCCGTGGACCTGACCGGCGCCACCGCCCGCATGCAGATCCGCGCGCAGGTAGGCGGGGCGGTGCTGCTCGAGTTGACCACCGCCAACGGCGGCCTGGCGTTCACCGGCCCAGGCACGATCACCCGCACCCTGAGCGCAGCACAAACCGCAGTGCTCACCTGGGCCGAGGCCGTCTATGACCTCGAGGTCGAGTACGCCGACGGCACCGTCCAGCGCTACCTGCAGGGGGACGTCACCGTGAGCCGCGAGGTGACCGTATGAGCACCGTCGCGATCTGCGGTGACCCCGAGGTGCTGGTCATCGAGGCTGGCGCGGAATACGCCGTAGGCCTTGAGCCGGACGCAGAGACGGCTGTCGTCATGGCCGGCGAACAGGGCCCGCCAGGGCGTGATGGCGTAGGGGCTGGCGGCATTTCCTATATCCAAGACCATGAACCAGTCGGCGCCAATGAGAGCGAGACCTGGTGGAACCCATTGACCTTGCAACTCAAGGTTTACCACAACAACCGATTCGAACCCGTGTCGCCAGACGGCGGCCATTTCTGAGGAGCCACCATGGCTGACACCATCCGCATCAAACGTTCCGACGTAACCGCCGCACCGTCCAGCCTGGCTGCAGGTGAGCTTGCCTATTCCGAGGCGTCCGGTCTGCTGTACTACGGCCGAATCAGCGACGGCACGCCGGTTGTCATCGGCGGCAAAGCGCTAAAGGACAAGCTCGACGGCCTGACTTCGACAGATATTTCGAACTTCACCGCGGCTGTCGAGGCCGTTATTCAGGCGGCCAGCATTGGCGATCTGTCCGACGTGAGCCTGACCGGCGCCGCAAACGGGCAGGTGCTCGTCTACCGAGACGGCTCCTTCGTGATGGAAGCCCCGCCGAGCGGCGTGACAACCTTCGTCACGCTCACCGATACCCCTTCTTCATTCACCGGCGCTGCCGGGCGGATCGTCAAGGTCAACGCTGCAGCGAACGCGCTGGAGTTCGTGGACGGAATCGACGGCGGCACATACTGAGGTGACGCATGGCTGACAAGATTCTACATAAGCGTTCTGCTACGCCGTCGGCCGTACCGTCTGCTGCATCCCTGGAGCTTGGGGAGTTGGCGCTGAACACCGCAGACGGCCGCGCCTTCATGAAGAAGAACGACGGGGCGGTAGTAGAAATCGGCAGCACCGCATCCGGCTACTTCCGCACCGAGCCCATCACTGCCACTGCAACCGGGCAAACCTCATTCACGGTGCCTGGTGGCTACACCCCGGGCGCGATCTTCGTCTCGCTCAATGGCGCGACCCTGCCGCCTGCTGACTTCACCGCCACGGACGGAACAACTGTCGTGCTAGCGAGCGGCGATGGGGTCGTGGCCGGTTCCGTCCTGCTCGTGCACGTGCTGTCGGCGTTCGAGGTGGCGGATGCGCTGCCGCTGGGAGGGACGGCGGCTGATTCGATCAAGCTGGGCGGGATTGCTGCTGCAGACTTCTACCGCCGCGCGAACATCCTCGGAACCGTCTCCCAAGCCGGCGGCGTGCCCACGGGTGCCCTTGTCCAGTACATCAGCAATTCCAACGGTGAGGCTTGGCGATACGCGGGAGGGATGCAGATTTGCACCCACTCTCAATCTGACACTACAGCGCCAACTACGGCAGATGGGTCGCTATATCGCAGCGAAGGTGCGACCTGGACATACCCAGCGTCGTTCGCGGCACCTCCAGCGGTTGATGGCGCCGTGAATGCGATCTACGAATGGCCGGCATTCAATCCTCCGACAGCTACGTCGGTTGCCTGGGTCACATGGAAACCGCGGGTAGGTAGCGCCACCCGAACTGCAACGCTATCCGCCATTGGCCGCTGGTACTAAGGAGCGCACATGCATATCACGCTTTCCCCCTTCGCTCCGCTGCCTGGACAATTCGTTCCGCTGACGGCCTCCCTCGCCGGCGACGTGCTGACCATCAACGGCGTCGAGTTCAATTTCGGCCCGCTTCCCGATGGCGCCACGCTGCCGGCCGAGGCGATTGATTCGCCGTGGATCATCGGCCCGGTATCGCGCATTGACGGCGAGCTGCACCTGACGTTGCTACTTCCTTATGTCTCGGATGGCAGCCACTTCGAGCCATCGCCAATCCATGTAACCGAGGACGGCATGATTCCGCTGCCAACTGACGAGGTGCCGGCATGATCGACTGGAGCCTGATGCAAACGGCCGAGCAGAAAGCAGCCGAGGCGGCGAGTGCTGCGCTCGCGGCTCGTCTGGCGGCGAACATCCAAGCCTACAACGCCACCACCGCCGCCCTGACAGCCGACTACCCGCAGCTCGAAAAGGACACCTGGCCTACGCAGAACGAGGAGGCATCGGCCTGGGTGACTGATCCGGCCGGCGCGGCAACACCATGGATTGACCTGGCGGCGGTCGAGCGCGGTATTGAGCGAGAGGAGTACATCCGCCGCACGTTGATCAAGGCGCGGCAGTTCAAGGTGATGAGCGCGTTTCTCACTGGCCGCCGCCAGCGCTACGAGGACCAGATCAAGGCCGGCAATGACCAGGTGCTGGATTACGCGCTGACGCCAGAAGTTCTCGCCGAGCTGCAGCAGATCACTGAAACCATCATGTCCACGCCGGCTGCGGGCCTGCAGGAGGCGCTTGCATGACCGTTCAGCTCGCGCTGTACAAGGGCAAGGGCCAGGTCGGAAACGCGTTCATCCGGCTCTGGACGGGGTCGATCTACTCGCACTGCGAGCTAGTCGTCGACGGCTGGTGCTACTCGTCCTCGGTCATGGACAAGGGCGTGCGCCGCAAGCTGGTTGGAGAGGGTGAGGGGCGCATCAGCTTGGCGCCTGACAAGTGGGTCCTGGTGCCGCTGCCGTGGGCGGACGCCGGCGCGATCGTCGAGTATTTCGAGGCGACGGACCATCACCGCTACGGCTGGCCGTCGCTGATCCTGTCGCAGTTCCTCAATCTGAACCGGCCCGTGCAGGGCGCGCAGTTCTGCTCGGAATGGTGCGCCTATCTCGGCCAAATGGGAGCAATGGCATGACAGCAGCACGTGACCTGGCGCGTTTGGCACAGGTTCCATCTATCGGCGGGCGCTTCGCCTGGAAAAGCTCAGGCTGGGAAGCGCTAACGCCAGATGCTGATTTGCTTAATCGGGCAAACCATACTGGGGCGCAGGCGATCAGCACCGTCTCCGGCCTGCAGTCCGAGCTCGATGCGAAGGCCGCACTGAACAACACGGTGCTGCAGTACGGCGGCACGACGAAGTTCAGAACCACCACGGCCGGCGTATCGATCACCGGAACCATGTCCGCGACCTCCGATCGCAGGTTTAAGTCGAACATCCGTCCGCACGATGCGGACTCCGCATGGGCGCGGCTCGGCCGGTTGCGTACCTGTGCGTTCTTCTACGACCTGATCGGTACCGACTACACAGGATGGATTGCTCAAGAAGTGCAGCCGATTTACCCGCACTCCGTGACCGAGGTAGGAGGTGAGGATGGCACGCACTTGACGCTTAGCCGCGACGAGATAATCGCCGATCTGGTTGCGGTCGTTCAGGATCAACAGCGCCGCATTGCAAGGTTGGAGGCTCTCTATGGCGCTACCCAGTAGCGGAACCATGACCAGTGCGCAGCTGGCGCAGGAGCTATACGGCGACAGCGAACGCTCGGTGACGATACCGAGTGCAGATTCCAGATCATTGGCCGGCAAGCAAACTGGTACGATCGTGTTTCCAGAAGACTTCTATGGCAAGAGCGTCACGCCTGCTGGCATCGTCCTGAACTCGTCCGGTACCGGGTTCGCCAAGAACATCACCGGCTCATTGAGCCCGGCATTCGCCAACGTGCAGCCCGGCGCGGCCGCTGTGCAGGGCGCTAGCGGCGAGATACTCGAGCTGAGCTGGACGGCCGGCACGCCGAACGACCCCGGCTACCCTGATCGCGTTACGCTGCAGGTCAACGGCTCGTTCGCCTCGGCGTCGGCCGTGCCGTTCAGCACGCTGACCGTCGACGGGGCTACCGTCTATTCCAAGACCAGCGCCGTGTTCCAGAACCTCGGCAGCGCCTGTACGCTGACCTGGCGCAATGTGTCGAACCCATTCCCGGCCGGGAATCACTCAGTCGTCTTCGCCTAACAGCCCCGCCAGTCGGGGCTTTTTTCTGCCTGGAGTAGTTCCATGACCCTCTCTGAAATACGGGAGCGAGCCATAGCGCCCGCTCTCGCGCTGCTGCCTGCGCGGATGTCGAGCCGAGAGGCTGAGATCATGCTGCTGGCTATCGGGCTGCAGGAGTCGCTTTTTGTCCACCGTCGCCAGATGGGAAATGGCCCGGCCAAGTCGTTCTGGCAGGGGGAGCTCGGCGGCGGGATGGTGGCCGGAGTTCGCACCCATGAGGCGACCGAGGCCCATGCCGCAGCGCTGTACCGCGCCCGCGGCGTATCGCCTGACAACCGATCGATCTGGAATGCCATTGAGCATGACGACGTGCTGGCCGCTGGGCTGGCTCGCCTTCTGCTCTGGAGCGATCCGGGCCGGCTGCCGGGCGAGGATGACGTCGAAGGCGCCTG